TTCCCGGGTGTCCGCACCCCCCCTGTCTGGGTGACAGGTGATACCACCCGCCGGGGAAACCTTAAAAATGGCTATGCTGGATTTATCGAATTACACAGCGAGAATAAAAGAAAATTCGTGCCCAGAGAACCCGTGTGATACCTGGAAAGAAACAAAGTCGAACGGACAATGAAATAACAATGCAGACAACAAATACCACATGTTCCTATTATGACCCCTGCGGGGGTCTTGATTGTCATGACTGCAACGATGGTATTGCTCTCGGAGTCGTACTTCTGCGGGGAAGAGAAAGAAAGTTTAAGGGCGACCTTTTTCTTGATTTCTCCAACTCTGTGGTTCCCGAGTTAAATGATCGCACCTCAGAGACTGTCAGCGGCGCATTCAGTTGTGTAGCAGACAGTGCCGGGACCTGGCCGGTTCTTGGTCAGGGCCGTGGCCCTGGACAAGACGCGGAGCGCCTCCTCGGAGGGTCACCAATTATGGCATACGACAACAAGTATGAGCTCAGCGAAAAAGAGACAAGACATGCGACTCCATTCCGTTACGTTAAGGAATTCAAACGAAAAAAACGTAATTGCGCTCGGATGGCCCGTGCTGCTCTTAAAGAAGAAAAGACCCCTACAATCAACGGTGAAAACCCGGTAAGGAACGCTAGAAACAGTTCTTCCAACATGTTTCAGCCCCTTGCCGAGTTGTCAAGTTGCACCCGGTCGGAGAAGCTTCATGCTCAGGCGCTTTGCCTTGCTGAGCAGCTTTCTATCGATCTCGGTGTTCCGTTTAATCGTGATCTTTTACGTGACGAAATTCAGTGTGGAGAGTTAAGGAAGGCAGTAAGAGAAATGATGCCGGAAAAACTCAATGAACTACAAGAATTAAGCGTTAAGACATGTATGAAAGTAGAAAGGTCTGTCTGCAAGTACTGCGAACCAAGATTCGCTGAGAAGGTAAATGAGTGGCGAAATTTCCTTTCTCAGCCGGTTGAGGTGAACCAGGATCATCTGATGAGATTTCGCAAATCATTCAGATCAAATATTCCTCGTAATTGGAATACCCGTCCCGGTCCATTTATACCTAATGGCAGTGCTTCTCTCCTTCACTCAGTTAGATCTGGGGGTAATTGGAATGAGGAATCATTTTCTGACAGATGTCGTACGGCTCTGGTTTTCTCTAAGGGAAAACCGAGAATCGTCACCTGTTATTCCTCATACAATACTGAGGTTCTCACCCCCCTTCACACTTCCCTTTACAGTTTCCTTGGTGACATGGGTTGGCTTCTCGTGGGAGATCCGACTGAGGAACATGTCACTTCATTGAACGGTAGTGGTCCTTTTAACAGTTTCGACTATACTGCTGCCACTGACTCAATAAAGAAAGCTTACGTTCAAGCTGCCATTGAGGAACTGATAGACACCGCAGTTGATCTGGATTCGGAGCAGGCCAGATGTCTGCGTGTTCTCGGTGATCTACGTCTTTTTGACCTTGAGACGGAGATCCTGGGTGCTGACTATCCGGAGGGATATCAGGATTTCAACCGAGGACAGCCTATGGGGAGTGTGATGAGTTTTCCTTTGCTTTGCCTCATTAACAAGACTTGTGTCGATATGTCCCTTACTGATCTGTATCTTGCCCGTAAGATCAGCTTTGCTGAGTGGTCTTCGCACAAGTGTAAGATTAATGGGGATGATCTTCTCATCCGAGAACCGAAAGAGAGAACCGATCTTCGATCTTCCGTGGTACGCAACGGTATGGAGATTGGTTTATCTGTCAATGAAGAGAAGAGTATGGTCTCTATGGAGGTAGCGGAGATTAACTCGACTCTTTTCTCTAGCGGTGGTCAGATGAAAGAGAAGAAGACAAACGCTTCGGCGATTTACATGAAACCGGAAACAGAAGATGTTCTTGGACTTGCGTTCGAGGCATCTAGGACTGTCCCCGGTTTTGTGCGGATTGTCAGGGCTAACGCGAAACTTCTTTCTCTTCAGGAGGAAAAGCATTTGGAGACACTTCCTTATCCGCATGTAGCGGCTTGCCGCAAAGACAGAAAGATTCGGAAGGCTTTATTCTCTGGTCCTTCTAAAAGTAAAGCTCAGGTCGACAATCTCTTCCCTGTCGTGAAGAAACCTCCGGGTTATGATCTTCAGAGGGAGGAGGAGCTTTCTGTTATAAGGGATGAGGTAAAGCGATTAAGGTCACGGGGAATTGCACTGAACATAAAAAAAGCAGAAGATAAAAGAAAGAAGAAGGAAAAAATCAGTGTCGTACCTTGTAAGAGAACATGGCGATCACTTTTGAGACGTAAAGCTCCTCAGGAAGAGATGGTACTGTCTATCCTGGAGAAGAGATATTGGCTTAACGTCAAAGAAGTTGGTTTGCTTGACCCGGATATCGTGCATCCTCTGGTTGATGATTGGTTTTCATTTCACGATGAGAGTCTATTTGTCAGCAAGATCGATATGCTTATATCCGCTCTTAAGTCCTGCGGGATTAGCTCGAAATCGCGTTCGTTGTTGTCTGACGGCTG